GGGGTCAGTTATGCCGCCGCCCGTTCCATTCTCTGCATGTTTATGTGTGTTGTGCGCAGTTTTAATTTCGTTAACCTTAGCACCTACATCCGCAATAGGAGTGCCGCCTGTTGAGGCGATAGTCGCACCCGTGGGAGCACCCGTTGAGGTTACGCCTGCGGGCGCGGTCGCAAGACCTGTTAAAAGAGAAGTCCCAATTACTTCTAGGTTGCCGCCCACTTTGGCGTTGCCCGAAGTTTCAAAAAGCGGGCAAGTCGCCAGCACTTTTGTGTTGGCTTTAACTTCGACAACCCCGCCGGATTTTATGTGAACGTACTGGCCGTTTTTGTCGTAAATTGCGACTTCACCATTAGCTAAAATCTTGAGACGATACTGGCGATTTTCTGTGCCTACAACTATCCCGTGACTTCTATCTCCGCCGGGGAAAACAACGACGCCTTCCGAGCCGGGCGGGGGGCTAGAGATAAATCCGTAGTGACCCACCATTTCTAACTCGTCAAAAGTTTCTTCGGCGAGCAATGTCATTTGATATCGCTGCAGGCCTTTATTTTCTTTCACGGCTTTAATCACACCGCGTGCGATCATGCTCATGACTCTTCTTTGAAGAGGCGCAATAAAACGACTCAGCATATTCATGCTCATTCGTCTAAATCCCCGTAAGAAGGCTCAGCGTCTTTAGTGACTTCGGGGACAGCGATGAAAGCGTCTTTCCTTTTAAGCCCGAAAGTCGTGATACTTCCGCCGTCGTCTAAAGAGTAAGTTATGTCAGAGATTAAAAGCTCGTCATCGACTATCCCAATCGCAGGCGCAATGACTCTTACAATTTTATTTAGCTCCCAAAGCTCGCCCGTTGTCTGTCTAAAACCTTTAACAGACACCGAGACTTTAATAGCTCGCGCTGCGCGAGTAATAGCTTCGAACTCCGCTCTTTTTTTTGCTTCAGCGTTTGTCGTTTGGGTGTCGGCAGAAATTACTAATGGACGATATCTAGGGACATTGACGTCCGTCGCTTTCCCTAAAGTCTGAAAGCCGCCAGTGCCGTTTTCGTCGTAACCGTTTTGACCTTTTACTTTATAAGAAGAGAATCTATCTTTAACGTCGTATTGAGACGAGCAAGAGACAATATTTTTGCCTTGCTCAAGTGCTGTTAAAGAAAAAGTTTTTCCCGGTGTTGTGATTTCAACCGCTCCGTCAGAATTAAAAATCAAGAGAAGCCCTTTTTGTCTCGCTCTCTTTTCGAGCAAACAAAAAACCGTCTCGCCAACCGAAGAAGAAACATTAACTAAGGGCGCGCCAGTATCGACGCCGGTGCCTAGTACAACTGAGATACCGAAAGGGGCGCAAAGAATCTCGCACAACTTTTCTAGCTTTAAACTGCTAAACTGCGGCCCCATGCCGTCGATGCTAGAATCAACTAGGTCGGCGGTTTTATCGCGGCCCGAAATTTCAATGACTCGGTCGTCCTTCGAGACACTTGTCTGCACGCTGTCCACGTAGCCAGAAATTAGCTTGTCTTCGTTTATGAAAAGCTCGCACTCGTCACCTGCTTTTATGGGCCAAATTTTAGAATCCCATTTGTCAGTAATAGAGAGCGCAAAAGCTCCCGAAATAGTCTCAAGACTTTTCGAGATTGAAAAAGCTTTCCAACCTTGAAAAGTATTAGAATTAATTTTTAAAATTGCGGTGTCCACTCTAAGAGAACCTCAAAGCTTTTAACTCAATGTTCGCAGGCATGAAACCCGGATTAGCAACACCATTTCTTTCTACTAAGTCGCTCTCTAAATCCAAAGACTCATAGAGGGAGTATGCCATCACGAGGCTCGGTATCTGCGCATTGTTTTCAACCGTGACGATACGAGGGAGCCCTTGAGATTTTTTAGGCACGGCCTTAATAAGCTCGTGCCTTAATCTGTGAAAGCCCATATACACGTCGTCATCTTTTGTGCGGCCTAAAATTGTGTCGATTAAATCTAGGACCTCATCGCGAGAACTTTCCGCGTCGTCGTAACTTCTATACACGCGGTCAACTGCCTCAGACGCGAGCGCACCGGTTGTTAACTCGAAAGATAAATCACGCAAGGCTCTTGAGTTTTCGCTTTCGGTACGACGGCTTGAAGTGACAGTGTTAACTGTATCGAAATCAACACCATAGCGAGTGATGCCCTTCAATCCGATTTTCATTTCATTGGAGCCGCCCGGAAGGATTGCTAAAAAATTATTCAAAGTGTTTCTAAAATTTTCAGAGACGCGACTAGGAGTCTGCGCAATCGTAGAAATATCCGCTTGCATGTTTCTTATTTGATAAGTGTAGTCTGCTAGTTTTTCCGTAAGTCCATTTATCTTTTTCGCTTCGCCGTCCACAACGTCCGTGAATCCTTGGATTTTACTTTCGGCGGAATCCGTCACAAAACTCGGAGCATCGGCGACAGTGTAAACTTTTTCAAAGGCAGCGCTAGAGATTGCTTGCAATTCTTCAATTGTACTTTTTGCTTTTGAGATTTCGTCTTGCCCGGAAAAAGCAATCCCGCCGACAATCACTTCAATAAAAGAAAAAGAAAAATAGGCAATCCCGTTTTCTGCTTTTGATTCTCTAACAGAAAAGCCGGTGCATATCGCGACGATAGTCCCGAAATACGGGTGAACTAAAATCCCCTCGCCCTCAGATTCACAAGCATCAATTAGCTTGTCTCTTTTAGATTCGTAGTCCTCGCCGTTGACGTAACCTTCAAAGGAAAACTCTCTTTTCTTTTGCCCTAAGTCTTCGGGTTGCGCGATATCAGAATAGGGGAATTCATGCGCGACCACACGCCTGCCGCCCTCGAAGGTACTCGAATCGGGATTGAAAGCGATGTTTTTAAAAGACGCTTGCCTAAATTTTTTAGCTAATAAACTCATTGTGTGCTCATCCCATAACCGCGAGTGAGCATGAATTGCTCGAAGCCATTATTGTTGCTTTGCACTGTCGTGCCTTTAGGTGCGTTCACATTCACGCTGAGACTCGCTGTTGCGTTCACTGGCCCTTGCGATTTTTGTTGTAAAAAATTAGTTTGCGCGACGGGTGCCGGACCCATAACCACAGACGCGATTCCTCTCAAGTTTTCGCTTGAGAAAACGCCTTTCCATTTTTTGCCGATGCTAGCTATATATCCAACGATGTCTTTAAAAAGTTCCTTAATCGGCTCCCATTTCGCGTACACCAATGTCGCAAGTGCTACAAAAGCAGTAAACCAAGGGAAAGCTATTGCAAAACTTAACCCCGCCGCGCCTATAGCTAGAGCTAAGTCATAGAAAGCAGGAATCAAAAGACCGACAGATATTAAAAAAGGGCCTGCTAAAAAAGCGCTAAATACTCCAAAAGCTAGTTTCACTTTCCCCATATTCAGTGTGGTCTCGCCTGTTTTAGAATTGTATGTAGAGAAAAAACCCATGACGGACTTCAATGCAGACACCAAAGTCCTAAACGCTCCCGGCAATTCTTTCCCGATAGCTGTAAAAAACTCTTTTATCTCTGCGCGGTTTTCTTTAAAAAAATCACTTAGGATTTTCAAGCCCTCAGAGAAACCGTCTACCATTGCCGCGCCCGCTAGATTTCTTATATTCCCTAAGAGAGTCGTGAACGCTTCGAGCTGCCTCTTGAAACTATCGCCGCGCTCGATTTCCTCTTTCGATAAAACGAAGCCGCCTGCTTGGGCCGAGAAACTTTGAAAATCTTTTATCATAGGCACCAATTGCCCAAACTGCTTTCCAAAAAGTTTAACGCCCAGGGCGTTTCTCACGGCGGCATTTCGCATCCCGGATAGTTTTTGAATCGCTAAAGGAAGTGCTCTATCGAAGTTCTTTAGGTCCTTAGTCGGAAGTCCCCATCTAGAAAAAACTCTCGCGACATCGCCGCCTTTAACGGAAGCCTCACCTATATTTTTTGAAAACCTATCGAGAGACGAGTTAAAAACCTCTTGATTAACGCCAGCTAATCCCGCTGTGATCGAAAGGCGTTGGTACGCCTCGACACCGACACCGAGTCTGTCAGCGCTATCCTGTACGTTATCCGAGAAATCTGCGAAACCTTTTGACAATGCAAAAAGTCCGCCGCCGCCTAAGCCAACTAATGCCCCAACTTTAAACAGTAACCCTTGGAACTCGTTAGCCGCGTTTGAAGTAGCACGCCCGAAATTCCCCATAGCTTTGCCAACTTGATTTAGACCGCTGGCGCCTTTTAGAAGACGCAAAGAATTGTTTAATTTTCCAAGACCGGAGTTAGCTAATTTTTTATTTATTTCTTTGAATTTTGCTGTGGCCCTGTCGGTTGCGGAGACAACAATCTCGAGGCCTGTTTTTTTATCTGCCATGCTGAGCTTTTGCTAACTCCTTTCCGACTTCTTTCGCCCTCTCTAACCAAAACTCTAAATCTTTATCAGTAAATTTTTCTAGCTCGCTCGGTGCCCAATGGAAAAAGTACGCAAGAGAACCTACGCACTCTCGCCAGTTTCTTGGCCACCGACCATAAAAGCCGCAACCACCTCGATGACTTTCATGTAATCATTTACTGAAAGTTTATTCATCACTGAGGGTGCTTGCCCGCATAAGAGCCCAGCTAAATCTAAAAAATCGCCTTGCTTTGGCTCCATTGGAAGCGCCCGCATATCTTTTGCAGTCGGCTCCCTAAAGACAAGCTCTGATATTTTATCAGCGCCGTGCTCAATTACTTTTGTGAGTACCAGTTTCATTTAAGCGACCTCTTGTGCAGAGAGCCCCTCAAAACGCGCTTCGATTTCCGCTTCTTCTGTCGTGACGTTGCCGTCCGCTGCCCACCAAGCGTCGCGAAGTACAATCACCTTGCCGTTTGCAAGTTCAAGAGTAAACGTAACGTCTTTAGTGTTTAACAACGCAGAAAGGTCAAGCTCAGAGCTATCAGTGATAACCCCTTCGACAAAAGGTGCCTGAGGCATTTCTTTGTAGCCATGAACTTGGTCCGCTCCGACAATAGCTTCGCGCTTTGGTTGTCCAAGGTTATAAGTCCATGAGCCTTTCATGCGAACTTGTTCGCCGTTAATTTTCCCGAATAAAATTCCGCCAATTCTTTCAGCCATTTTCCTATTCCTTTCTTAGAGCAAAAACTGTATCTGCACTCCAAGTACAGTAAGTTGATTAATTAAATCTGGGCTCATGCGAATGTCTAATCTGTTTGGGTTGCTCGCGTTGATCTCGACAATCAAGTCATTCTTGAATTGTGCGAATCCTTCTACGAGGCCTTTCAATTCCCATTCTTCGAATATTGTAAAGCACTCGGCTTTTGCAACCTTCGGAGTCATAACAGCTTGACCGGGACCGAATCTAGTTCCGTCTTTTGCAAGCTTGTGGCGTGGGTAGCGAGAAGTCATTCGCGCTTTGAAAGAATATCTCAAATAGCTAAGAGTCAGCATTGTGTTTAGATCAAGGTAGCTTGTGTCCGCGACACTGAAAGCATTCAATTGATAAGTCGTGATAGCTCTTTCAATTTGAACAACACTTCCGGCACCGACCACTAAGGAAGCGATACCGTCGAACAAAAGAGTGTTTCTTTCGCTCCAATTGAATCGGTCGCTTTCTACGGGGGCCAAGATTCCAGAAAGTTGTAATGTTTGAAAAGGACGTGCGGGGTCGATTCCGCCAGCTAGTGCGACTTGTCCGACTACCGCTGCCGCAACCTCTTCGGGCGGGTTAGGATATTTATACGCTCCAAAAATTACGGAGTGTTTTGAATTCCTGCTATTTCCGAGAGTGGTTAAATTCCCCACAGTGTCGGACGCTGCCGCAACCATAACACCTTCAATTTGTCTAAGAGCGCCCCAACGATCTAAAAGCTCCGCTTCGAGAGCGGTCAAAGACGTTGCATCAACGTAGGGGTTAACGATTAAGTGATACTGTTCATCGCCCATCGCGGAAATTAAGTTAGTAAGGACCGGGTTGGTCGCGCCACTTGCCATAGCCACTACTGCGACAGCTACGCCCGCAGGCAAAGCCTCGTCGCTCTGATAGTTGAGGCGAAGGTCGATTTTATTCCCGTTAGTTCCTTTATTTTTTGCAGTAACAGTGACCACGTTGGTGCTAACTCCGGCAGTGACGCCTAAGTCAGTTACTAAGTTGATGGCCGCTGAAAGAGCTGTTGCGATATCGTTTTGAGCATCGCCACTTGCGACTGCGACTTGAACTAATTGTCCGCCAATGTAGACAGACAGAGTGCCTGCCGCCGTAGCGGGGCCTGTCACTGTGAAAGTCCCAGTAGCAGCGACACCTGCGCCATTATCGGCAACAGGAATACACCAAACTTCGGTAGATTTATTATTTTTAAACCATTTCACGAACATGCGGTGAAGCATAGAGCCCACACCGAAAAGTGATTTTGCTTGATCGGCGCTCGTCACCAAAACGGGAACTTCCGCTGTTGCAGAGCCCGCGCTAGTTTTTTGCCCAATTATGAGAGCTTTATAAACTTGAAGAGCTAACCCTTGAACTGCGCGAGAATTATCAAACTCCGCGTAAAACAACGGCACCCTGATGTTATCTGGAATCTCGTTAAATGAAATAGACATGGTTATTCGTCTCCCTCTTTAGCTTTAGCTTTTTTTGTCTCGGGTGCTTTCGCTGCCGGAGCATTTTCTATCTTTGCATTTTCTACAAGCACGACATCCCCGCATTGCAGGCGTCGCACCCAATAAGTGCTCTTTTCCACTATCTTGCCCTCTATCGGGAGAAATTGTTTCGTCTTGTCGTCCCGAATCTTTAATCCCTCGGCAGGTTTTATGTGCATCTTTTCCATTCTTCATACTCCTATAATGGGTCCACGTCGGCGGTGCCTTCAAGGTCCACTGTGTCCTCGTCACCAACTTCGATAGCGAAGTCAGCGCCCGTATAGTTCTTGAGGACTTGCATACTCGGAGCATCCGAGAAATAAGTCGCTTCAAAATTCAAAATCGCCGAACCCGTTAAGGTGTCTCCCTCGGGTTTTTCTATTAAATCCGTAGAAACTAAACGGCAATCGCTAACGGTACTGTTTAAAGTCTCGTCTACATGCACAGCGTTTTCAACTGCTAGGCATAATTCGTCAAGTTTATCAGCGCCATTTTCATCACTCTGCACAACAATTTCGACAGCTAAAGTGAGAACCCTTTTTAGATTTCTGGGTGCTTCAATATGCACCTGAGAAGTTTCTTGAAGAGTATAAACCGAAATCGCGGGCAGCTCTTCATCTTGCCAATAAGGGCGAAAACGGTTTTTAGAATAAGCTTTGACCCCGAGTTTAACTTTATCTTTTAAGATAGCAAAAACTGAATCACGAATCTCTTGACGTGGGTGAAGGATTTTTCCGCTCATATCTTATGCAAGAAAAGTCTTGCTCCCCCATGAAAATCTTTTTGAACTTCGGTAATTCTATATTTCTGTTCTTTCACAATCACCGAGTCACCTGACTGCGGAGCTTGAGGAAGGTCAGAAAGCTTGATACCCAAATTAGGAACTAAGCTTGTCACTGTGGCATTTGTGTCGGGGTCAACAGAGCGAAACTCATTATCGAAAATACCGCGCACCTTAAATCCGACGCCAGACTTCGGAATATAATTAAACATTCCGTCGGTGCCTACGCCGAATGTATCCATGCATACGTCTAAGACCTTTTCGGTTTTATCATCCCAAGTCATAAAGTAGAAATGGGGCCGAAGGTACTAGCCCTTCGAGCCCCAAAATTATTTCCTTTGCTTATTAAGCTACGATACCAAGTACAACTTTTCCTAAGATAAGTCCTGCAGTGTTGGCAACAGCTTCGACAGCGCAACCAATTAAGGTATTTCCTGAAGAAGTAGTGGTGCAAACTTTGTTAGTATTGTCCCAGTAAATTTTAGCGCCAACAGTCCACGCTTGAGAGTCTGCTTTCGCAAGCTCAAAAGTGCCAGTGATTGCAAAATTTCCAACTTCACCATTTGCTAAAGTTTTGGTCGCAACACCAAAGATAGAACCGATAAGTGCGCCTGCGCCTGAGTTTACAGCATAAGGAGCTGCTAGCTCGAGGATATCGCCGGAGTTTTGATGATTTTTCATTTTCTAAATTCCTTTCTTTAACTGGGAGCCGCGAGGCTCCCTAGTTGTTTTCAATTAATTAAGCTCCGGTAGATTTAAAGAGTCCGCGATAGTCGATAGCTTTTGCTGCGAAATCGTGACGTGCTTTAACTTTAATACCGTCTACTTCAAAGCCCATTTGAGTCTCGGTGTAAACACCTTCAGCTCCGTCAAGGTAGCAATACTCAACTGTGTCGATGAGACTAGGTTGTGCAGCGAGATACCAAACGAGAGCGCTTGCGTCGTCAAGTCTTGGCTCGACTACAAGGCCCATAGAGTTTTGGAAGGGGTTAGTATTTCCGGGAGCGTCAGCTACAATCCCTTGGTTAACATATTGCTGAGCAATAGTTTCAAGAGCTGCAGGGACAATCAAGAAAGCTGGGCGAAGGTTAAGAACACGACCGCCTGCTTTTTGTTTTCTCATAGCCGCACGGCCTGCGCCCAAACTTGCAACAGAAATCGCTCCGCTACCTAAGTTAGAGTGTGACGCATGGAAAAGAGCTACTGTATCATTAAGAGCCGCGTTAGCAGTTAAAATCGCATAAACGATGTCACTTTCCAAAGCTGCCGCCGCAATACCCGCGCCCGCTGCTAAGCGGTCGAAAGCATTAAGGTCGTCGTTGATGATTGCTTGACGAGAGATTCCAACAATCCCAGCGTATGAAGCAAGAGAGTAAGTCTCTTTATCTTCGCTAACTGTTTTGCTTTGGATTTCGCCATGCTCTAGCACTTTTGTGAGAGAAGGGAAGTTGTTTAACTGAGTGCGGTTGATGTTTTTAAAATCACTCGCGCTCGCTCTTTTTGCCCATGCTGTGAAAGTTTTAGGACTTTCATCGTATGCGCTGCGAAGGGATTTATTGATCGCGTCCGCCAAAATGTAAGGGAAGTCGGAAGTAGTGTGCAAAGAACGGCCCACTAAATCCATTGCATTCATTCCGTCAGTAGAAATACCTTGAAGCTCGAGAGATTTTCTCGCCATTTCTTTCAAAGTGAAACCTGCGAAGCGTCTGCCTAGCTCAGTTACTTGGTGCTTGTGCGGCGCAGCTCTGTGAAGAATTGCCTCAACACCTGCTTTGCGGAATGTGTCTCGCTCATCACGAGTAATGGTAATGCTTGGATTGTGGCTTTTCACGTCTACTTGTCCTTTCGCCATTTCGTCAAAAATAGCTTTTCTTGCGTCGTCAACACTTACGTTTTTAGAAATAAGTGAGCTTAAAAACTCATCCGACATCTTAGCTGTCTTAGCAGCTTTTGTGATTTCAAGAATACGAAAGCGTTCACCTTCGGCACCTTGTTTTTTCACTTCATCAACATTGGGCGCATCGCTTGCGGGTGCAGAGTCTTGCGCGGGCTCATTTACTGGGTCCATATTTTGCGTCTCCTCTTCTTTTTCCGGCGCAGCGGGTGCGCTAATTTCTTCAATAGGTTTTTCTTCTATGCTTTTCTTTTTCACTATTTCTACCTCGTTTAATTCTGCGCCCTCAGACTTTTGCTTTATCATTGCGTTGTAGTCTGCGGGAATTGCTACGACTGAAGCCTCAAAGATTTCCCAATCAACGGCGCGAAGCATTTTAGGCTCAACGACATCTTTCGGAGTTTCGTCTTGATACTTATAAACACGATAACCAATAGAAATATTTTTCAATATTCCTGTTTCAATTTTTCTTAAAATAATTTCAACATCGCTTGTGTCTGCGAATCGCAAAATGGCTTTTGGCTTATTGTCCTCAATCCAAAATTTACTTATTACGCCGATGACGTCACTTAAATCTTTAACACCGCCGAAAAAAGCAGTGCCGTGATTGTTTAGAACGGGAGCGCCGCCCGTATTCATGCGATCAGCACGAATGTGGCCGGGGTCCATAGAGAGAACTTCTTTGTATCTGCCGTGGTCCCAATTGTATCTGTCGCACGCCATATCTGTGGTCAGTACACACTCGACTGTTGCGAAGCCGTCTTCTTTTTTGAAAGATTTTGGGACAAGTGATGCTTTAATATCAAGCATCGGTAGTTTCTTTTTTTCTACGTCTTTTGTCATAATTTCTTGAGCGGCTTCAGCTTACAGTGTGCTGGGTAAAAACTTTTTTTTCAATAGCCCTTGAAATTTTAATCTTACGCAGCGCTATCTTTAGGCTTTTTTCCGTCGGATTCTTCATCGTCACTAGAATCGTTTTCAGGCACTTGATTTTTGACACCGACGTCTTTTCTCGGGTCAGTATCAAGAGTGAGACCGAGCTTATCGAGAACTTTTGCGTCCTCAGAAATTTCGCTAAGAACTTCCTCGGGCTCGTAACCATTTTGACGTATCGCTTCAGAAAGTGAAGTGAATCCACTACGGACTGAAGACTTGAGAGCTTCTGTCTCTTTAACGGGGTCAATCATTTCTCGGCGAGGTGCCGTCCATATAGACACAACTTTATCGCTTCCGTAGCCCGCGATTGTCGCGGTCTCAGTAAACCAACGCCAAACGGGCACGCAAAGTCTTGGCAGAATTAAGTGCGCTCGCCATTGATCTATGTTTCTTTGGAACTCTTGCCATCCCATTCGCCCACTAGAGAAATTCACCTGACTATAGTCGTTCGTCAAAATTTCATAAGTGACACCAATGCCTGCGCTTATCGCGCGAAGTTGTGCGTTTGAGAATTGTGAAAAATCTCCTGAAGTCGGCGGGCTCGCAAACTCGACAGAGTATCCCGGCGGCAATTGCTCCGTAACACCCGGCTCTAGCTTTTCCCCAATTGCTGGCGGGGTTACACCTGTAGTTAAGTCGAAAGCGTCAGAGCTTGTCACAAAAGCAGTGAAGCAAGCGCTAACTTTTTGGCGCATTAAAGTAAAATCAGAATAATCAGATAAATCTTTTAGTTTAAGGATAACGGGAGCCATCCAAGGTATGCCCCGAACTTGCCCAGCTCTGTCCACTCTGAAAATATGTAAAATGTCTTCCGCAGGTACTCGCTGAGAGTTTATCCCTTTTAAAGAGGGGATACCGAACGTATCTCCCGGATGCTTATTGAAGAGCCAGTAAGCTACTCTTTTGCCTTGAGAGTTAAACTCAACACCTTGGATTGTAAAATTTCCATTGCTGAAAAGTTCACCGTCTTTTGTCTCGTCAATAAAATCAGGCTCCAAAACTTGAAGCTGCATCGGGATATTCAGGCCAAAACCAGAATCTCTTTTAACTCTTCTAACTAAAACCTCGCCGCTTTCTACAAGCGAGCGAACTACTAAGCCTTGAATACCATAAAAATTATTTGTCCCGTCGTAGTCACAATCAAGAGACTGCGACCAATCAAGCCATTCAATTTGAAAAATGTTAGCGCGGCCTTTTGTCTTAGCTTTTGCTTTGGCAATAATTCCTTCGCCAATGACGTTATAACAAATTGCGTTCACACACCTTGTAGCGTAAGACTCGTTTCTAACTACGTCGCGTG